AATCTGCTGAGGTGAAACGAATAAGGTTTGCGTTCATGAGGTTTCCTCCTTCTATGAAGCAAGGTTAATAAATGAAGTTCCTAAAATAGGCAACTCCGTGATACTATTATTTATACAGCATTAAGCATTATAACACCGAGAAAATATTTTTATATATTGAACTAGCAAGTGCTTCAAGGCATTGAGGTGCAACCATTCTACATATTCTCTCTGCCTTTTGATTAAATGTTCCTGTCAATATATAATCTTCTGGTAAACCTTGTATTCTTTTTAGTTCTATACTAGATAGTTTTCTATCTTTTTCATAATGCAATACACCAGAAACATTTTTCTGTTGACCCATTTGTGTAACTGTAGGACATGGTAAATTAATCGCAGGTCGAACTAAATTAAATAATGAACCTTTAGGGTGAACATCTGAACCCTTTTTTGATTTGTCTTTTAAATTTACTCCATATTTTTCGTTTAACTGCGGCAACCATTTGGAAAGAAAACCATTTTGTATTGCATCAAATAGTTCTTGTTCTTCTGTTTCATCTGTTTTTAAATCATGTATTGCTTCGTATATTGTAACAGGTTCTTTGTATGTTGGTTGAGGATAGATACTACTTGATAGTGTCATAAAGTTTAAGTCTGTTTTTTCAAGTATATCATTTCGTATCGCAACAAAAAAACATCTTCTTCTATTTTGTGGTGTGCCAAAATCGGCCGCATTTAATATATCACCGATTGCAGTATAACCACAATCTTCCATTGTCATAATAATACGATTATAATATTTTCTTGCTTCTCCAAACATAATAGCATTTACATTCTCACCAACAAATACTTTTGGTTGTATATCATTTGCAATACGAATATATTCAAAAAATAAATCTTCTACATTACTTACTTTTTTATCTTGACTATATTTCTTTTCTTTATTCCAACCCTTTTCTCTTGAACCAGAAATACTAAATGCAGAACATGGAGGCGAACCATCTAATAAATCAAGTTCGCCTTTTTGCAGTCCTGTTAAATCAAGAAAGTCTTGACCTGTTAAATCTTTTATATCACCAGTAAGAGAAGGTGTGTTTGGATAGTTTGCATGATATGTATCTAAGGCTGCATCAACAAATTCATTTACAGCAAGAATTTCACCACCTGCCAGTTTATAACCAGTAGAAGAACCTCCACCACCAGCAAAGGTAGATATAACTGTAAACAGTTTTCTTTCAGCAGAAGATTTTACATCTTCAAGAAAATATGGTTTATACTTCATTCTATAAAAACTCCTTCAAAGATGAAACTCCAGTTTTGTTCCAATCTTTACTAATATCTAATATTCTGCTTCTATTTTTAAAATTTATTTCTTTATCATCAAGTAAAGTTTCAAATAATTTATCTATATCGCTATCTAACTGTAGATTTAAATGATCTTTTACTTTTATATTTTGAAATTGTGGATACGCATTTCGTACATGATGTTTTTGTTTCGGTTTATTTACTTCTTCCCAATCCATTGAATAAAAATAATCTCTAACTGATTTTGTTAGATATGGAGTTACAAAAATTTTATCATACATATCTGCAACTCTTTTATGCCACTTATATCCTGCTCTCATATTTTTACTAAAATAATGATTACGAAATTTATCAAATGTATCTTTTGTATGTTTATAATGTAGAATAGCAGATTTACTTATACCATAATATCCATCTGCAGCCCAACCAGAAACAACATACTTTTCTTTTATTTGAGGATAGATATGTAGAAAAGGATAAGTACATTCAAAATGACTTTTCTTATAACAACCTAATTCAACTAACTTTAAAAAATCTGATTTTAAACTACTTGTATTAATAGTTATACCAACGAATGGCCATTGCATCATTTCTGCAACTTCTTTTGCTTTTGCAAAATCGTATGAATTTTTTATGTCTAATTGAAAACTATACGCAGTAACATTTCTACCGACTCTTTCGGCGGCGAATCCTACAGACATAGAATCAACACCACCAGAAAGTAGTACAGCACATTCATTCGATAATACTTCTTTATCTATTTCATTCTCTAGTAATTTATCAATCATATATTTTTATCTAGGTACTATCCTGTGTTTATGTTTAAATACGGAAGTTTGTTGTTCAAATAGTTTTGGATCAATTAAATGTGGTTGATATGCACCATCACTTAGTTTATCTGTAGAACCAAATCCACCTGTTCTATCTGTTTTCTGTTCTGGTTTTTCATCTGTTTCTATAAGATTATAAGTTTGTTTTCTTCTCATTTCAACTTGGCATAATCTATCTAAATGATTTATTCTAATAGAACGATTACTATGAACATTAATCAACATTAAAAATAATTCATGTATATAATCAGAATCAATAATGCCTGTTGAGTTTGCTAACATTAAACCATTTTTGAGTGGACTACTTGAGCGTGTATATACTTTCAAATAGTATTCTTCTGGTATATCAAAAATTAATCCTGTTGGCACTAATACTCTAGAACCATAAGGTACATTTATATAAGGTTTGTATGATTCACTTGACCATTGCAAATATGTATCTCTCTTACAATGAAATTTTGTTTTTTTATTATCGACTGTATATGCTGTTAATTGATTTTCACTTGTCAAAAATGCACATACATCAAAACAAGCTGCTCCTTCTGTTTTAAAGTTAGGTGAAGGAACATCTGGGTGTAACTTGTAGTACTTGAGTGACGGAAGCCAAGCCATTCGTATAACCCTCCATTAATTGTAATTGAAAAAAAGGAACCGACCTACACTAAACATGACTGTTCGTCAATGTTCGCCCTGCGAATCTTGAATATAACTCAAGATGCCTTTCCCTATTGGAGCGTCTATAGCCGCAAAGAATATCAATACTACTTTATTGTTAAGAGATATTCTCCAATGACCCTCGGTCGGATTGAAATTTTATTCTTTCTTTTTTCTGCCAATGTTATACTTCGGGCAAAGTTCCCATTCGTCTTTTTCACCATAAGCCAAAATTTTGATTTGACTCAATGGTGCGGCTGGGTCTGCTGTTGCCTCGGGACTTACAATATCCACCAATCCCCACTCTGCAAGTAAGTTCGTGATTGTGTTTCTTCTTGCAAGGTCGTTCTCAGAAAAGTTCGTTGGTTTTTTATCCAACGCAAAAAGTTCTTTAAAATGGACAATGTAATACTTGCCTTGTTTATGTAAGATATGACAAGACTGAAATAACTTTTTTTCTCTACGAGAAGATACTCCAATTCTTGTTAGTGTTTCTTTGACTTTCAAGAAGTCCTGTGGATCTCGCAAACCCACTTCAACCATTTCATCTGGACTCCATTCGATATTCTCATTCATTTTCTATCCACCCCTTTCCAATCTTCTACGCATATAAGTAAGTTCATTATCTGAAAGAATATCTAAAGCAGATTGTGCTTTCTCATTACTGTACCCATAGTATTCTTTCACCGTTTCTAAATTTTCAGGACTTTCTGATTTGTCCCATTTTTTGAAACGCTTTCTGCTTCTCACTATATTTAGTAAAAAATCGAACTGGAGTTTGTTCGGTAAAAGTGGTCTTTTGTTCATTTCGTTTACAATTGCAATCGTATCTACAAAGTAACTCAAACAACGATTAACAACAAATGCAGGATATTCTTTTTCTACACTTTCATCTTCTGTATCCATTAGTTTTTCTTTTGTGTAGTTAATCGCTTTTAAATAATCACCAAGTTTCATAATATAGTCCTTATTTAAAATCACACCTCATCATCATTTCAGTTAAACACGATACAATATTAATCTCTGCATCTGCTACAAAGGCAGCCTTATATTGATAATCGCCAAGAATAATAACACATTCTGGAATAGATGTAGGTTCGATATATTCATAAAAAGAATCATATAGTTTTCGGAATATCATAGAAGGATCATTATCAAGATTTTCTACAACCCATTTACGAACATTGGTAAACTCTTTCTGTTTTAAAAACTCCATAAGAGTCTGTATATTGATTTCTGCTACTTGAGAAAGAATACCAATATCAATATCACCATTCAAACTATACTTTTGTAATTCGTTAAGCGTTCTACGGAAATCAGGGAAGTGTTTCATAATAACTTCTACAAGAACTTGTTCTTCATACTTTATGTTTTCTTCATCAAGAATAAACTTGATTCGATTAAAGAATGTCTCTGCGATAATTTCTTTCTCTGTTTTCGGCAGACGAAAATCTATTACACCACACCGAGAATGTAGAGGAGAAATAATCTTGTTCTTGTAGTTACAGGTCATAATGAAACGACAGTTGCCAGAAAATTCTTCTATAAAAGAACGCAAGGCAGGTTGTGTTGATTGTGGATTTAAATAATCTGCTTCATCAAGTATAACTATTTTTGAACCACCACTAAGACTAACTGTTGATGCAAAGTTCTTTATCTTTGTTCGCAATACATCAATGCCTGATTCATCAGAACCATTGATCATCATGTAATCGCAGTTCAGGTGTTCACAAAGAGCCTTTGCAACAGTAGTCTTACCTACACCTGCAGGA